GCGGAAGATTTACTTAACCAATATTTATGGTTTAACAAAGCGCCAGTAGCGGCATTTAAAGCGGCTATTAATCCGATACGCTCTAAATCGTATTTGTCCTTAAGCTTCTCTAAATCGTTCTTAGCCTTGATTCTTGCGTTTTCTTCTGTACGTAATTTATTAGCGTTTTTTAATCTTAAAATTTCTTTAGCTCTTTCAATATCTTTAGTAGCACTAGCGCCTAATTCATAAGTAAAGTTAGATTTAGGCTTAGCCATTTCTGTTGCGCCATATTTTGCTACAGTTTCTAATAATGGACCAACAATAGGTATAAAACTTAATGGACCACCTAGATTTTTATTAGTTCCTGGTAGGTTCAAAAACTCTTTAGTTTTGGCAATAAGCAAAGCCATACCATAAGTAGCGTTAGCAATATCGGTTGCAAAATCTTCCATCGCTTGCCCAGCGTTTTCTATAGAATCGTCTTTAGATAAAACTTGTAATGAATCTAATAAACCTTTACCAATAATTTCACTGGCGTTTGCCGCGGATACCTTTAATAGATCCATCTTGCCGGCGTAAGTTTCTAATCTAGCTGATGCTTGACCGCTAAATTTTTGATTTAACTCACCTAAAATTTTATCCATATTGCCAGTTTTTAATATGGCTTTGCTAAGTCCTGCGCCTAATCTGCTAAGTCCTGTTGTATTACCTGCAAAGCCTCTACTTAAGGCCGCGCTTACTTCAGTAAGGGATTTACCCGTAGCCGCACTTATATCTAAAGCCGTGTTTAATGCTTCTTGGCTTTTAGTTATAGATCCGCTAGCTGTTAGTAATTGCTGAAATGCTGGACGTAATTCATCATCTAATACCCCTGATACCTTCTGTAAATTGGATATGTAATATTCGACAGAAGGAGCGGCAAAGGCGTAACCGGTGTTTTTTAATTGTTGCTCTAAAGACTTGGCGGCCTTTTCGTCGGCCATAAATGCTTTAACAGCATTTTTACTATAGTTAAGTAATGCGGTAGCACTAAAGACGCCGGCGAATACTTTGCCAAAACTTTTAACCTGTTTTTCAAAAGCCGATACTTCTTTCTTACCTTTTTTTAATCCTTTATTATCAAAGGTGCTAAGTGCGGATACTACTAAGGTAGGCACAATTACACGCCCTTAAATCCGCGAGCAGATCGTTCTCTATAAAATCCTAGCACCTGAGTTTTCTGTTCTAGTGGTAGTTTTTTATAATATGAGAAAATCGCATCATCTAAAGCCTTTTTCAAATTTGAATAAATTTCGCCTTGTTCTTCTTTCCAGACTTTGTAAATTACTCGGCCTTTGTTCTTACGACCTCTACGTCCTAAAGCGCCTTCCATTGTTGCATCGACTACGTTAGGTAATGCTTGGATAAATTGAACGCCGGCTTCTGGATTTAATGATGCGCCTTGTGATCCACGTGTTTTACGGCCAGCGGTTTCATAAATTGCACCGGCGGCGGATTCGTTGGATACGTAATTATAAACAGAATACCCGCTTCTATTTTTCTTGTTTGGACCCAATTTATATTTAATGCCTTGTTTAGCTGTAGTTTGATCGTACGCTGGGAATGGTCTGCGCTGTCCTTCTTGTGGTTCAGCTTGTTTAAGCCAGCCACTTAAGACACCTTGATTAGTTGGAAATTCACTTTTTGATCTATTAGCGACTTTAATCATGGGTGCTTTTAGGGTTGCTTTTACATTCTTATACATATCTTCATCGAGTTGGTCTATAGCTTTTAGGAACTCTCTAACGCCGTTTACCACGACTGGCATTTTTGATCTCCTTCGCTCTATCTTGTAATACTTGAATAATTGCTCTTAGCATCTCTGTATCCATATCTACAAACTCTTTAGGCGCGATTCCGGTTTCAACCGAAAGGCTAGCGATCGTGTAAAGAAAACTATCGCGCCCTATTAGTTTTTTGATTCGTCTAACACCTCGACGGTGTCTAACGTATCGATAAACTCAATTCCAAAGGTAGGTACGGTTACGTTAGCTCTACGCAAACATTCCCAAGCTAGCCAGAAAATATCCGTCTGCTTTTCGTTTTCGCGTAGAGCTTTAGAAATTCCCATTCCTTTAGCAATTTCAAATGCGTACTCGACACCCGGCGTAATTTTGTGTTCGCTTACTTCGCCGTTAGCCCTTGTTATCTTTAGCTTTGCCATTCTTACTCCTTAGAAGGTTCCTGTGGTGGTTTGTACTACAGTGGAGTTACAAGTAAAAGAAATAGAAGCGCTGTTAATAGACGCTACATCTCCGTTAATTGGTGTTAAGTTATTGATTAAAATTGATACGGTGTATAGCGGATTTGAAGCGCTAACGGCTGTACCTTTTACCGGTATTAATACAGCGGTTACGGTGGTGCCGTAAGCGGCCTGTAATGTAGGTGTAACTTGTGATGCCGCAAAGTCATTGAAAAAATCTAGCGACAGCGTCGAAGATTCTAACCCCTTAGTAAATTTGTGTGCGGTATCTCCAAGACTTGTTATCTCCAGTTCATCGAAGATTTGGGAAAGCGTTGCACTTGATACGTGGTCGCTAATATCTACTGAATTGATTTTAACGCCAACGGTCGAGTTGAGCATTACTGCCATGATTATTCCTCTTTCTCTGCGATTGGCGCAGCTTTAGATTTAGGTGTTTCTTTGATCTGACCTGTTCGAGCCAGAAAATTATTTTCGTTTATATCGTATTGATCTGACATCTTTTAACTCCAAGTGGTTAGGGTTGAGATTGAGATAGTGCAAGTTAATAGATCACCACTAGCCGCATTTAAGATCGACGGAGCGGATACGCTAGTAACAGTTAGGGCCAAACTAGACGCGGCTATTTTGTTAAATACCGCTACTAAAAATGTTTCGATACTTGCTAGGTTTCCTTGATTATCAAACGCCGGTACAGCTATTAAAATGTTAAAGGTGGCTAACGGTGCGATCGTTGCGTTATCGTTATTAGTCGGAGTTATGTACGGATCTCCGGGTATTACGCTTACGCTGTTTGCTAATAAAGTTGGGCTAGGAAAAGCAAACGTGGACCAAACTCCATTATTAGCTAAGTCTTGAGCTAGCGTTCCTCTTAGGGTAGTAATCGCGGCTGGCATATCAGCCTACAAAGGTAGAAGGATTGGCGTACGGCTGTATGAGCCCACGGATTCTATTTACGAGTTGGTAACCGAGCCGGTAAGGCGAAGCGCTGTAACCGTCCATGCCATTTCCGCCAGTTTGAGAAGTCTGCCGGGCCTGCCACACGTCCACCGCAAGGATCATCGCGGCTTGACGGATCGCCGGCGTGTTTGCGTAGCTAGCTGTCTTGTGGTCGGGCCCGGTTGCCGTGCCATAAGGTAGTACGCGATGGAAAGGTTGATCGCTCGCTACCTTCGAATATTGAATAAAGCTATAACCGCTTGGATATGTTTGGTAAGCCCAATTCCACCAGATAGCAGGTAATAAATTAGCGGTACCGGTTGAAAAGGGGATAGTGCCAGTTAAAGTATATGCACCATTAAAAGTTGCACCGCACGCGGCGATAGTTACGGTTTGCCCGGTTACATAGATTCCCGGATTAGCTAACATTAAAGTTGCTACGTTATTGGAAAGCGAAGTAGCCACTACTGGCGCTTTATTAAACCATAAATATTGGTTAAGTAAATCTTCCGCCGTTTGACAAACTTCTTCAACTGTCGCATCGGAGTAGAGCGTGCCAATACCAAGATCGGCGCGTAGCTCTGCGACGGTTACATACGTTGCGGCCATCTCTACTCCTTTGCTAATAGCTCTCTAGGGCTAAGGGCTACTAAGCCCTAGAGATTCTTACGGTTATTATCAGGTTAAGTTGAAAGTACGTACGCCGCGTGTCATTGTTACAAGCGGTGCCATAAATCCATAAATTGCAACCTGTACCTGAAGATTTGAAACCACATTAACGCTCATGTAAGCCGTTGGTGATTCAAAAATAGTTACGGCTTCTGGCACGATAATAAACGCAGAGCCATCGATAGTAGTTGAAGGTAGATCAACATCTACGGAGAAATTAAGGCCTAATACGTTGCCTTTAATTCCTGTCGGTGAAGTTAATCCGCCTGCGTTCATTGGATACTGAGCGTTGAAAATTGGGCGACCAGTAGAATCTACAGCGCCTAGCAAAGTGCTCCAGTGTGAAGTACCACCGACATAATTTTGCGCAAAGTAAGAAGTACCTGTATATGCCGCTACTGGCTCAGTTGAAGCGTAAGAGATTAATCCTGCCGCTGTTGCCGCTGTAGTAGCCGCATTAGTTGAGTTAGCTGTTAAATAAGTGATTACAGCTTGGTTAGTAGCTTTTAAATATGCTCGCTGTAACTGCAAAGTAAGCTGGTCGTAAAAGGCAGGTCCAGATCGCTCGATGAGCTCGATTGACATTGTGTTCATACCTGCGTACTTAGCCACTGTTGCGGTCATGTACTCAGTTACCATTCCGGTATTTTGAACTGCACCGGCTTCTGCTTCAACAGTTACTACTGGTGCTACACCATTTCCGCCACCGGCAGAAGTTACAAGGGTAGGGACAATTACGTTCATACCTTCGCTTGGTAGTGCGGCTTTAGTACAAGCATCGATAGTACTGCGTCCGAAGTTTGTATTAGATACTACGTTACGTAGATATTGGTTAGGAGAAAACGCTGGGTTAGTTGTAAAGCTATCATCGGCGGCTTGAACCCATAATCTAGATTCATCGTTACCTAGTGATGCTTTAATTTTGTGCTCTGTATAACGGCCCATAGAAGTAATGCCGTGTCTTACAGTTTGTGAATTGTATGGAGCTGTAATTATTGGGCGTGCGGCTTCTACAATTGGAGTAGTAGCTTCTGCCGGTGTATCTGTTGGCTCTGGAGCTTTTACGTCCAAGATAGCCTCACTTTCGGTAGTTGGTTGGTTTGGTGCTTCGTCCGTTTCGCTTTCGCTCGCGGCTACCTTAGTTACGATCGCATCTGCGTAAGCAGGGGATTCGACTAAGGAAACTTCTTTCATAACAGCGCTAGATACGACTAATACGCCGTCTGCGTTTTCTTTTGCTTTTAAAACATCTACACCAATAGATAAAGAGCTAATTAATTCCTCGGCGGCTAGAGTTAAATAATCTGTACCTTTAGAACTTGCACTAACTTTAAAGGTGCCAAAAATTTGATCCTGCGTAACTTGAAAATTAAGTGCTCGACCTATCGGATCATTTTGTGAGTGTTGCGCTAATAACTTAACGCGGCGAGCTTCTGGGATCTGCACGCTACCGCTTTCAAACATAACCGGACCGGCTGAGGTATTACCAATTTTGTTAAACGGTAATACGACACCTGCAATTATTCGACGTGATACGTCGCTACTTTCTATATCGCTAGCGAAGGTTAAATAAATTGTTTTTTCCATTAATCCATTACCTCATCTATCTCGGGATTTTCGTTACCTTCTGGGGTTAGATCTTCCATTTCTTTAGCTTGGTTTAAATCAATTAATCCAAGATTTAACATTTTTTCTGTTACATCTAAACGCGACATAGCATCGCCACGTAAGAAAGTGTCATCTACTGCAAACTTAACTATATTTCCGTTAGCAGTAATATCGTTCATAGATAATCGATTTTCGATCGCTGAAATAAATGGCTGTAAAGAATATGCTACGAACTCTTTACGACCATCTAATATATTTTGATAGGTCATCGACGTATCGGTAGAAGCTGAAAGCATGTAGGCCGGCACGTTCATAGCGCGGCAGATTTGACCGACTAAAAATAAAGAACTCTCGTTATAGGTCATATCTTTAGGTGAAAAACCTGTAGTTTCATAACTCAAAGTAGAAGTTAGATATGCAGTGCTTCGAGATTGTCTTGCTGATCTCCAAGAAGCTAATAAACCCGAGATAGATGAGGTAATGGATTAATGGAAAAAACAATTTATTTAACCTTCGCTAGCGATATAGAAAGTAGCGACGTATCACGTCGAATAATTGCAGGTGTCGTATTACC